GGGTTAAAAATAGACCTGTGCTTCAGTTTGCAGACACAGGCGATGACGATCACTTATCTGATGAAAAATAAACCCAAGCCGCTAAACAACGAGAAATATCAGGGGATGTGGCGACCCTGTGACCATAGGTGGGGTATGTCATGCCTGGACGTCTACGAATTTGGAAATCACGGTAAACTCCACTTCAAGCAAAGCATCAAATTCAAAACACTGAAAGATGCAGAAGCACATTTCGAGGAGAAATACAATGGAGTGTCCTGATTGCACTTGCGAACATGGGCATGAGTGGTGTGCCTACGAGTGGGGCGGCTGGTGTTCTCTTGAAATTGAGGCGCAGAATGGAGCCGCCAGACTACAGTATTCTATCGACGAGTATGTTGATTTTAATGGCTTGTATTACAGCGACTTAGAGGGCAGAAGCTAACATAATGCAAGGTGTTTTTAACTTGGATAGGGCGATGCGTAAGCTGTCAAACCTACCCAAAATGGCTACTGCCACGTTGAGGAGGAGTGGCAGAGTGGAACTTGACACCCTGATGAACAAGGCGCTGAAGCACATCAACGTCATAAAGCACTACAAGGAGCCGAAAGCCAGGGTGGACAGGTACATGCGAGATGCGTGGAAAATCTATAGGAGGTTACAACGAATGAGGGATTACCCGCAATATTTTGTGGATAATCGCAGACATAATCCAGAAAGAACCGCTTCCATTGAGGAGGTGATGTGGTCTGGAACACAGCATGGTTACACGCATATCAGATGGGATGTCAAGGCGTTGATGGCTGTGCCTAAAAACGGTCAGCACGAGAATATGTGGTATCGCACGACGTGGCCTTCGTGGTACAATAAGGCTTCCAACCTGGAAGACACAGACTATTGGGTATTTAAAGGAGAATATAAGAAACATGAGTAGCGTTATTCATTTAGACACAGAAACATTACGGAAGTATGAGAAGATCACCGATGCTGAACGCAAGGTAAGGTCAGCCAGCGATCCAGAATATCTCAAGGAAGTAATGGACTATTACCTCAACGGCACCAAGCTAAACGGCATCAAGTTGCCCGACTGTTTGGGTGGCGATTCGATCTTCAAGGAGAAGTTCAGATTTGCTGCTGGTGAGTTGACGGTACTCGCTGGCATCAATGGTGCTGGCAAGTCCCTGTTGGCTAGTCAGATCATGTTGTCGGCGGCAGAGCAGGGGTTCAGATGCCTGTCTATCTCGCTGGAGATGTCACCGCGAATGCAGTTGGCGCGTATGATGAGACAAACCTCACTACAGGCCACACCAAGCCTGGATGCCTCTCTCGACTTCGCTAAGTGGTCGGGTGATAGCATCTGGTTCTACGATCAGTATGGATCAGTCAACCCACGCACCTTGTTCAGCATCATACGCTACGCAGTAGACGTACACGCTGTGGACTTTGTGCTGGTGGATTCCCTGATGACCTTGAGTACAGCCAGTGATGACTGGAATGGACAGAAAGATGTCATCTGCGGCCTAGCTGGTGCGGCACGGGGTTTAGATACCCACGTTATGCTAGTGGCGCACGCCAGGAAGGGCGCCAGCGTTAAAGACCGTCTGGATAAATGGAGCGTGGCTGGAAGTGCGGACTTGACCAACAGGGCTGACAACGTGTTCCTATTGGGGCGCACATTTGAGCTAGACCCACACCAACCCGACGCCTACATGAGCTTGTGCAAGGCGCGGAATTTTGATGGCGCTGAGATGGATGTGGACTTGTGGCTCGATATGGCGTCGATGAATTACTACCGCGAGAGCGAGTTACCAACCCAACTAGGTATGGGGGGTAGTGTCAGGCCAGAAGGTGGCGTGGTGGGCGAATTAGAGGCCGCAGGATTGAACTAATGAAGCCTCAGTCTGCAAAGAATAAAGGGCGAAGGCTCCAGCAGTGGGTGAGACAGGCTTTAATTAGCCGAATGGGTCTTGATCCTGCTGACATAGAGTCCCGCTCAATGGGTGCTGGTGGTGAGGATATTATGCTATCTGCCAGTGCCAGAAAGAGCTTCCCGTATTCTGTCGAGTGTAAGAATATGGAGAGTCTAAACGTCTGGAAGGCGTACCAACAGGCCAAAGCCAACTGCGGCGAGTACATCCCTATGCTTGTTATCAAGAAGAATAGAGAGGTGCCACTAGTGGTGGTCGAGGCCGAACATTTCTTTAACAAACTTGTTGACAAACAAATAGGAGATACTTTATAATGCGAGGCATGATGGAATCTATATTATCACCAACCAAAAAATACGAGAGAGTGGCTGACGTTGGGTCTGAGGCTGCCCCCACCGTCGTTACACGAATGGTAGAAATCCAGCGTAAGTTTTACGCTTGGGTTGGGGAAGATGGGTCTTATCACGAAGAAGTAATCACAGATGAAGATGAATTAATACACAACCCAGGAGGTACAGATTAGTGAATAAAATTGAACACGACCTAAAGCGACCATTCCCTGTTGACAGGCTGAGATGGCGTCGAGGTCAAGGTGGTAGTGGTGAACTGGTGTACATCACCGCGCGAGATGTAATGGATAGGCTGGATCAAGCAGTAGGAGTAGATGGTTGGGAAGAGCGGTATGATTTTATTGGTGGTCGCATGATGTGCTACCTTACGATAAACATTGGCGGGAAGTATGTAACCAAAGCTGATGGAGCTGATGATAGCAACATCGAGGCGGCGAAGGGCGGAATCTCTGATGCATTTAAGCGTTCAGCCGTCAAATTTGGTGTTGCTAGATATCTTTACCACCCTTCAGCTTTCGATAAGAAGAAGCAACCCGCATCATGGGCTACGCCAGAGGGTTATGACGCTCTCATGGCGAAGCGAGAGAAGAAATCTATTGAAGAGTGGAGGAAAGAGTATGGCGACAGCGTTTAGAACTGAATTAGGAGAAACTGTTTTTCGTCACAAGTACGCTAGCAATGCGTATGAATCTTGGGAGGATCGAGCGCATACGGTAGTTAATTATGTGTGCGGCGACATGGATGGTCAAAAGAATAACCTCATGTCTAAGTCTGACAGGGATCAACTGGCGAATTATATCTCCGATTTCAAGTTCATGCCTGGAGGTAGATACCTCTGGTACGCTGGACGCGATGCGAGATTCTTTAATAATTGCTACCTGTTGAGGCTTGAGGAAGACTCACGCGAAGCGTGGGCTGGACTTACGGAGAGAGCCATGTCATGCCTTATGACGGGTGGCGGCATAGGAGCGGATGTATCTCTGTGCCGTCCATCTGGTCGCCAGTTGCGACGAACTGGTGGCGTGGCAAGTGGGCCTATCCCTTTGCTACACACTCTGAACGAGGTGGGTAGGAACGTCATGCAGGGTGGCAGTCGCAGATCAGCCCTGTATGGCAGCCTCAACTGGCAGCATGAGGATGCGTGGGATTTCTTACACATTAAAAACTGGCACGATATGACAGTTCCAGGCACTAACATGTCTGTATCTGACGTAAAGAAAGCTGATTTTAATTACCATGCGCCACTCGATATGATGAACATAAGCCTTAATTATGATGACGCATGGCTAAACGGCAATGGGTCTGAGGTGTTTACTGAGAATTGTAGACAGGCATTAATGACAGGAGAGCCTGGATTCTCCTTTAACTTTGGAGTAAAAGAAAATGAAACACTTAGGAATGCCTGTACTGAGATCACTAGCGAAGATGATAGCGATGTATGTAATCTTGGCAGTGTCAACCTGGCTGCCATTGATTCCATTGACGAGTTTAAAGATGTAGTAACCCTAGCTTCTAAGTTTTTAGTTTGCGGATTGATACGCGCCCACCTACCCTACTCTAAAGTAGACAAGGTTAGACAGCAGAACTCCCGCATTGGCTTGGGTTTGATGGGTGTGCATGAGTGGCTGTTGCAACGCGGACACAAGTACGGGATGTGCGACGAATTTAAATCATGGTTAAAGGTATACAGAGATGAATCAGAAAGAAGTGCTAATGAACACTGTGACAGACTGTTTCTCAACCGTCCTAAAGGATATAGAGCGATTGCCCCTACAGGTACTATCTCAATCCTTGCGGGAACCACCTCTGGAGTGGAGCCTATCTACGCAGTCGCTTACAAGCGACGTTATCTTGCGGATGGAACCAAATGGAAGCATCAGTTTATGGTTGACGGCACAGCCGAAGCCTTAATCAGTAGAGGCATCAAGCCAGAAGATATTGAATCTGCGGTTGATCTTGCGGCTGATCCAGAGCGTAGGATTAAGTTTCAGTTTGAGTTGCAGAAGTATGTAGATCACGCTATAAGTTCTACACTTAATCTGCCAGCGTGGGGTACGGACTTGAATAACGAGAGCGGAGTAAATGAGTTTGAGAGGTTAGTGCGTAAGTACGCGCCAGGATTGCGCGGCCTTACCGTGTACCCTGATGGCTCTCGCGGTGGGCAACCCATAACGTCAGTAGCTTATGAGGAGGCTAATAGCAAGCGTGGGGTCATCTTTGAAGATAACTCTGATGAACAATGCTTGTCGGGGGTCTGTTCGATATGAGAGCGCCAGATAAATACAAGGGCCACTACGAGGCTATGGTTATACAGCCGATAGAATACATACAGATGAATGACCTTGACTTCTGTAGTGGGAACATTGTTAAGTACGCCTCACGGTGGAATAGGAAGGGCGACCCCATAGGGGACTTGACAAAGATAATTGATTATGCAACAATACTGCTAAAGCAGCAGAAGGCAGAATTAGTACAGGAAGATGCAGATGCAAAACCGATGGTGTATGCCCATGTCGGGCAATCAAATAAATAAATTAGGAGATTTAATTATGGACATGAAAGACAACACGATAATGCTGTTTGTAAATGATAAGGAAGGTAATGAGAAGCGTCCAGACTATTCTGGTAAAGCGTTGTGGAATGGTGAAGAGATTTCTGTTTCCATCTGGAAGAATGTCTCTAAGGCTGGCAATAACTATTTGTCAGGCCAGTTGCAACCACCCTACAACGGGAGTGGTAAGGGCAGTTCTTCCGCTGGCGTATCGGATGACGTTCCTTTCTGATGTTGATTGAGTACCCAAAGGGGCCGTCTGTCGAGTTAGCTTTTGATAAGCGGTTACATTCATACAAAGCGGATGATGTTATAGTCCCCAGTGCCACTCAGGTACTGGGGATTATATCTAAACCCGCTCTTGTACCGTGGGCCTTGAAGATGGGTGCAACCTGGCTGGAGCGCAACATGTTCTACGATGACACCAGTTCATCAGAGGGTCAGGGGGTGTTCCATACCAAGGGCATGGGCCTTGACGCTTTAATCAAGGGCGTTAAGGCTGCTTATAAAACCAAGTCTGGTGATGCTTTAAACATAGGCAACCTTACCCATGAGTGGCTTGAGAAAGCTATCAAGTGGAAGCTGGGGGAGGGGGAGGCACCAGACAACCCAACCAATGAAGGAGTCATCAATGCTGTTGATGCCTTCAGAGAGTGGGTTAAAGAGAACGATGTTAATTGGATATCTTCTGAAGAGAAGTTATACAACCGTGGTTATAAATATGCTGGAACAGTAGATGCTATCGCTGAGATAAACGGGGAGTATTGCGTTATAGATTGGAAGACATCAAGGGCAATATATCCAGAGTACTATCTACAGGTAGCTGCCTACGCCAAGGCGGTTGAGGATATGAAGGGCCGCCATGTGGATGCCACTTACATTCTTAGGTGCGACAAGACCACTGGAATGTTTGAGGCTGCCAGGTCAGCAGAGCCAGAGTTGAGTGAGAACTTCAAGGCTTTCTTATCCGCGAAGTTTTTGTTCCATAGGATGAAGGAGCTGAAATGAGTGAAGTTAGTTTTGGTCAGATGTTGTTGTTCCACTTCGGGTCATCTGTCACCCTTGCTAGGGAGATGGCGGCTGGAAGGTTGGGTAATATAGACATTAAGTCTATAGGGGATATGCTGTTGGAGAGTGCGTATAATTCTGACAGCGTTATCGAACAGAAACTTTGGGAAACTTTAAAGGAGTTAGTAAATGAAAAGATGGACTTACCGATTGCGGAGGTGTATTATTTTAATCCTACGACGGTTGAGTACGGTGATTCGGAGGATGAGAAAGAGCCAGCCTAGTTCTATCGGGCCTGAATCTTATCTACGCAGATAATGTCATACACTAAATCTTACAATGAGGGAATGAGTGCGGAGTCAAGGTTCATCACTCTATTGGGAAGTAGATTCATTAGGGTGGCAACACCAACCGAAGACAGGAAAGAGCATTGGGACGTTCTAACTACCATAGGTAAGGTAGACGTTAAGGGCAAAAAGAGAAACAAAAGAAACGACGCCAACGCAGACCCGAACATACACTACTACGAGTTTAGAAACGTAGCTGGGAATATTGGGTGGGGCATACCTACGGATGTAGATAGAGTGATAGCTTTTGAGGTTGAGGAGGGGTTTATCCTAGTAAGACCAGAAGATGTTTACTACCCACTGCTCGACAAGTGCGCCAGGAATGGTGGAGGTGCTGGGTTCTTCGAGTGTAGAGGAAGATTGGGGAGACTAGATTGGTTTACCAAAGTACCCACGCATTTTCTGAGAACTCATTCATTTGAAACCATAGGGAATGATAATGGATTGTGATCTAGATAGCGTTGATGCTTACTTGATAAGCCAATGCGAGACTGCGGAGTATTGCGTGGTCAATGAGGTTCTCAATGGTACTGAGTACATCGTTAGAATTGGGGAGAGGGTTTATGTTATGATAATTCCAGAAGATGTTAAACCCAAGTAAGGAGCAGCAGGATGAGTGGGAGAGGCAGAAGATGCTATGCAACGCACGGTACTGCTGGAGGAATAGAGATCGCCCATGCCCAACTGGAGGAACATGGGGGCAGAAGTTTAAATCTTGGTACAAGATGTCACTTGACGAATATGCTTATCACAAACGAATGGAGAAACTTAATGCAAGTAAAATGGGATAACTGCGGGTTTGGTAAGGTGGGGTATGGAGATTATTGGAGAGCGGAGAAGATGGGTAAGCGTGAAGGGGCTAAGTTTGGATACCTGTTAGCTAATTCGGATCATACCTATTTGTCGGTCAACCCTGGACCCTTCGAGTCTCCAGAGCATCGAGACAAAACTATAGTTGAGGACGTGAAGAAAAGAGAACTCAAAACAAACGGGAGGAAACAGCGTGGACGCTCTTAGCTTGGTGCTACTTGTTCTTGCTCTTTTTGTTTTCTTAGGCTAGAGGTAGGTTACGTCTATGACGCATCCCTTTGGGAACGCTGTTATCCCATAGGGTACTGGCTTGTCCTCAGACTTGCCTTCCCAATCTTCGTAGTCTAAGGTGTTGGCAATCTTGATGGTTTCATCATCTTCGTAGACGTGCCACCCTATGCTTTCTAGCGTCGGGCATTTTATGTCTACATGCTTCTCCCATTCATTGGAGGCGATGACATCCCGCCACTGTACGCGGCAGACTTTATAAATGGTGAAGTTTACTTTTTCTTCTTGCGTTCCAGCGGTCCTGGGAGAATCCACCCCAGCACCATAGGAATCAATACAACTAAGATTAGTAACCATCCGCCCATCTCTATGAGTTGTCCAACTACATCCCAAAAATTAGTTTCTGCACAATTAGCTGCTGTAGGCATGTTGTCTCCTTTCATCGTCTCCATTACGTCCGCAACCACACTGGTCACAGAGGCACCGCCCGCTGCCGCCAGTAACACAGGAGCAGTCCCCGATGTCGCAATCGAGGCAATCGCACCCGCTCCTAACGAGCCTCCCCCGATCAATACTGCTTTCTTTAGGCTGGTACATCCGCCTACCCAAAGAACAGAGAGTAAACAAGCGTAGCGGCTAGTAGAGCTGCTGCTACTGCGAACATAGGGTTTTCTTTTGCCCAGCTTTTTAATGATTCCATATAACATTTTCCTATCTGTAAGGTGGGCATTTGCCCGTGATTGGGTCGCATCCCAAATAAGGTCCAGCCCCTCCCCCCATCTTAGTTGGTGATTTAGGAACTGCTGTTGCTATGCGCGGTGAGGCTGCTATCGGTATGGGTGCTGGCATGGCTGTAGGCATGAGTGATGGCATAGCTGTAGGCATGGGCGGTGGCATGAGTGGGGCAGTCATAGCTGCCGTGGGAGACATTGATAGCGGTGGTGGTGCTGTAGGGAAGGCCGTCGGCCCCCCAGACATCATCTTTGAAAATGCTATGGGGTCAAATCCAGGCGGGATATGCATTCCTGATGCCTTTGCTGCTGATACAATCTCAGCCGCTGTTGGGTCTACAGTTCCAGTTATGAAACTATACCCAGGTGGCCCAGAGGAGGTGGTCGGAGCGCTTACAGGGGCCGCTGCTCTGCTTGCTGCTTCTCTTACAGCATACGCCGCATCTATATCCCCACCAGCATCCAGATAAGCCTTGTATTCCGCTGGACTGAAAGAATCACTACTTCTACCAAAACGCAATCTGATGGTATCATGGGGGCCAAACGTGGCAGGAGTTTCTCCATGACCGTCATATTCTGTACCCATGGCTGTTGGTGGTGGTGGCGCTGCTGCCGACATTAAACCCACAGGAAAACCACTTGGCCCAATAGTGGGTAATGGCGTCATTCCTAACAGACCCGCTGGTGGCATGGCAGATCCAGGTGGCTCGAAAGATAATGAAGAAGGGTCGGGTATTCCTGATGTCGGGGGGCTTACTGCCATTATTTATTCCCCAAGTGTGAAAGAGTTACCGCAACCACATGATTTGGTGTTGGGTATGTCAAATTTAAATGTTGGCGAGAATGCGTCATCAGTCCAATCCAGAGTTGCCTTTGACAAATACTCCGCCGAAATGGAGTCTATCAGGACGTTGGGATTTATCCATACATCCCCCTTGACTGGGCGCTTCTCTTGTTCGCGTGCTAGGTCTACCGTGAATCCACTGCACCCACCTCCGTTTACAGATATACGCAATCTCTCTGAGTCTCCCAAAATCTCTTCTATTTTTTGGTCTGCTGAAGGGGTGATGTTCATGGTCCACGTCGATGCCCTAGATTATCTATCTTGACAGACAGGGATTTCAACATATCTTTTATCTCACCAAATTGTTCAGAGTTTCTAGCGTCAGAGCGATCCATTCGTGAAGCCAAACTTCTTATGTCCATCTGATTGACAACTGTTTCTTTCTCAATGTCAGTGATGTAAGCGAAGAAACCTACTGCAATCATCAGTGTCCCAATAATATGCGATACAGACATACTCTTGGATAGATGCCACCCACCATTACCACGCCGATCTGGTCCCGTATATTCAACCATTATATGGGTTCCTCAGATTCATCAAGTTGTTTAACAGGTTGTTTAGCTGGTAGGCTTTCTGTTTCTATTGTTCTGAGGGTGTCTTTTGCAGACCAGAAGATACAGGTTTTGTTTACGCCCTGATTATGTAATAGAACAGTGCTGCTAGGATTGTTTTTATTCTCTGTAATATACATCTGTATATTTAGTCCAGTAGGTGTGCTGATGTCCATAGCATGAACAGGCTTCTCATTATAGCCCTCAAGAAGCTCACCCATTAACTCTTCAGGACCGCCAAAAGTGCATAGGACTTGAAGCGACACAACAGCTTTAAACATCTTTGGCTTCTCTGCCGCCACTGCTGGAGAGAAGGTAAGAGCTGCCAATATGATTAATAGTATTGATTTCATAATTGTACGCTATAACCCTTCTTCTTTAACCACTCGTTTAAATATTCTTTATTTTGTTGATCTCTTCTAGCAGATGGTATCACAACATCTTTCTTAAACTGCTCGTCAACTCTGCCAAACTTTATCATCTCATCTTTTGCTGTTTTTCTTATTAAAGCAAGGGCGCTCTTCAGTACAAGTTTCTTACCCTCATCCCCCAATTCACTATAACTTTTATCACCCTCTAACATCCTTGGTAATTTTAAGTTGTTCATCCCTTGGATTGAAGACAGCTCTCTCACAGGAACATTGCTTGATATTATGGCTGTGATAATTGGTCTAGTAGCATCAGACATTACACCAGACCTCCATCTGACAGACTCTTTTGTCCCGCCTCTTGGCCCTTGAGTATATCTTAATATCCCCAGCCTGTCAAGTTCTGCCTCTACAACATTCTTCTTTCTTGTGGTTACAAACGGAACATACCTCTCCACTTCGCCTCTTATATAATCCTGTCTTGCTGGCAAACCTCTTTCTACAATAGGTATG